AGCTCAGCGCGGTCGCTGTTCGGGAGCGTGCCGGCAACCGCCCTGCCGGCGTCCAGCGGGCGGGCGACGCCGGCAGCAGTGGCGGCGCCGGCGCCTGCGGCCGCGATCGCAGTCGACCACTCGAGTCGCTCGCCAGCCCGAACTCCACAGCCTAAAATGCACCGAGCTCACTCAGGTGGAGAGCTCTCCCCTCCCCCTATCGTCGGCGGTGGGGGGGGGCGTGGTGAGTGAGGGGGCCCCCAGCCTCTCTGAACAGTGAGCAAAAAAAGTGGACATCAACAGTTACCTCCCTCGCGAAATCTTCGTTCCACTGCACAACCGCACGGCGCGCTGGGCGTGCGTTGTCGCGCATCGTCGTGCTGGAAAAACAGTAGCTCTATGCGCGGACCTGGTGATCGCGGCGTTGGAGTGTGCGTTTGAAAAACCGCAGGTGGCGTATTTGAGTCCGTTTCGGGAGCAGAGCAAGCGTGTTGCGTGGACCTACTTGAAGGATTTGACCAAGCCGCTCTGGATCAAATCGCCCAACGAGAGCGAATTGAAAATCACCATTCGCACTGCGCGTGCTGGAGATTTTGCGACGATTTATTGCGGGGGTGCCGACAACGAGACGGCGTTGCGTGGTTTGTATTTGGATCAGGTCGTGCTCGATGAGGTTGGGCAGATGCGTCCGAGCACTTGGTACAGTGTCATTCGGCCGACGTTGTCGGATCGCATTGGGAGTGCGTTATGGGCTGGGACGCCTGCTTCCAAGAACTTTTTCTGGCAGTTGCGCGAGGAGGCTCGTTTGAACCCCAAGACGCATTTGTTGTTGGAGTTGCCGGCGAGTCGTACCAATGTATTGTCGGTGGAGGAGCTGCGTGATGCGCGCGCGCAGATGACCGAGGAAACTTACCAGACTGAATATGAGATTTCCTTCGATGCCAGTGTACCAGGCGCGTACTACGCCAAACTGATAGGGGATGCGTATGAGCAGGGCAGGGTGGGTGATCACTTGCGGGATGCGGAAGTTATGGTCGATCTGGTCGCGGATCTGGGTTATACGGACAGTTGTTCGTGGTGGGGTTGGCAGACTGTGCCGGGCGGTTACCGAATTTGTGACTTTTATGAAAACGACGGGCAGCCGATCGGGCACTACATCGAGTGGGTCAAGTCGCGGCCGTATAAAGTCGGCACGGTCTGGCTCCCGCACGATGCCAAAGCGAAAAGCCTGCAAACGGGCAAGTCGATCATCGAGCAGTTCCTGACCGCCGGCATTATGCCGCGGTTGGTGCATGAATTGTCCTTGCAGGATGGTGTTGAGGCGGCGCGACTGGTGCTGCAGAAGTGCTGGTTTGACGAGAAAACGGTGTACGACGGGCTCGAGCATTTGCGTGGTTACATGCGCGAGTGGGACGAGCGCACGCAGACCTTCCGCAACCGACCCAAGCACGACCAGCATTCGCACGCCGCGGACGCGTTTCGTTACTTGGCGATAGTCGCGAAACCCGTTCCTTCCCATTCGTCAAGTGGTGATGCTACCATTGCCACGCGTAGCGTTGGCAGCTACGAATTTTGCCTGAACGACATTTTGGATTGTGGGCCAAAGAATTCGAGGCGAATCGGATGAGCAGCACAATCAGTACTCGGATCGAATCAACGAAGGATTTTGCCGACACTCCGACCGGCATGGCCGAGCGTTGGTCTACGGAGTTGGAGGCGGCGCAGAAAGAGCTGCAGCAGTTCCAGGACAAGGCCGACAAGATCACGCGCCGTTACCTCGACAAGCGTGACAATTTCCAGGAGGACGAGTCGCGCGTCAATTTGTTCTGGTCAACGACGCGGGTGTTGTTGTCGTTGCTTTATGCCCGTCCTCCGCGTGCATCTGTGGCGCGTTCGTTTTTGGACGCGGAGGACGACCAGGCGCGTGTGGCTGGGCAGATTATTCAGCGTTTGCTGAACAACTCGTTTGACGACAATGTTTCGACCTGGGACGCGGCGATACGCCAGGGCATTGAGGATTGGCTGATCGTCGGCATGGGGCAGTGCTGGTTGCGCTACGAGGTGCGGACGCAGCTCGAAGAAGTGCCTGCGCAGATCGACCCGCTGACCGGCGAGGAGTTGGTCCCGGCATCGACTTACGAGCGCATTGTCGATGAAGATGCGCCCGTCGATTACATCTACTGGCGGGATTTCTTCTACTCGCCCGCGCGCACGTTTGATGAGGTGCGCTGGGTAGCGCGGCGCGTGTACATGACGCGCGACCAGTTGGTTGCGCGTTTTGGCGAGGAGATTGGCAAGGCCGTTCCGCTGCAGAACATGCGACCGAAAGATTACAACGACAGTCAGCCCAGCAACGATCCCTGGTCGAAGGCGCAGGTGTTTGAGATTTGGTGCAAGGAAAACCGCAAGGTCTACTGGCTCGCGAAAGGTTTCGATGTCATCCTCGATGTCAAAGACGACCCGCTCGGGTTGGACAACTTTTTCCCGTGTCCCAAGCCGCTCGTTGCCAATGCCACCTCGAGCAATTTCATGCCGCGCGCGGACTACATCTTTGCCGAGGATCAGTTCAACGAGCTCGATGAGATCAACACGCGCATTTGTTGGTTGACGCGCGCCGCGAAGGTGGCCGGCGTGTACGACAAGAGTGCGGGCGATTCGGTTGGCCGCATGTTCCAGCAGGCGGCAGAGAACCAGCTCATCCCGGTGGACAACTGGGCGATGTTCTCGGAGAGCGGGGGCATTCGCGGCAAGATCGATTTTGCTCCCATCGAGCAGATCGTGGGTTGCATCGAACGTCTGCGCCAGTACCGGCAGGACAAGACGGTGCAAATTTACGAGGTGCTTGGCATTTCCGACGTGATGCGCGGCGCGTCACGCGCAAGTGAGACGGCTACCGCGCAGCAGATCAAGGCGCAGTTTGGTTCGACGCGTGTGCAGCTTCTGCAGTTCTACATTGCGGAGTGGGTGACGCAGGCGTTGCGCATCAAGGCCGAGATCATCAGCAAGCACTGGCAGCCTGACATCATTGTGCAGCATTCAAACATTCTGCGCACGCCGGATGCGCAGTTTGCGCAACTGGCAATCCAACTGATCAAAGACGAGCAGCTCGAGGAGTATCGCATTTCGGTCGAGGCCGATTCGATGGCGGCGATGGACTGGGCGGCCGAGCGTGATTCGGCGGTGCAGTTCATGCAGGGGCTGGGTGCATTTGTGTCGCAGGTTGCGCCGTTCACGCAGAGCACCCCTGGTGCTGGTCCGTACTTGCTGCGCCTGATGCAGTGGGCGGTTTCCAAGTTCCGCGTCTCGGGCGAGATCGAGGGCATTCTGGATCAGGCGGTTGGCGCGATGAACCAGCAGTTGCAGAACCCGCCGCAGTCGCAGCCCGACCCGAAACTGTTGTTAGAAGCCGAGAAGATCAAATCGAACGAGCGCATTGCGATGATGGAGACTCAGAGTGACGAGAAGGTTGCGGCGCTCAAGGCGACGATGGAATTGCAGAAGGTCGAGATGCAGGGCCGCATCGACCAGATGAACGCCCGTTTCGACCAGATCATGGAGTTGATGCAGTTGCGCACCAACAATTTGCAATACCAGGATTTGTCGAATGCGGTCGGTCAGTTGGCGCGGCGCGATGGTGCGCCTATGCGCGACCAGGCGGGCAACATTGCCGAAGTGCGCGGGGTGGCCGACGCGTCGATCGGGATGTCCGGCATCCCGCAATAAATCGTGAGATGAGCGTGGTATTGTTGAGCAATGGCAAACCCGTACATCATTGACGCGCTACGTCGGCGGGCAGAAATTTTTGCTTCGCTAGACAACCGCGACGATGCGGATTTAGCAGACATTGGAATTGATGTCGCCGCGGGTTTTGCGCCCGGCGTGGGCACTGCCTTGGCGCTGCGCGATTTTGAGCGCGCGCGTCGTGACGATGACAAGCTTGGTATGTTTTTAGCAAGTCTTAGTGGAGTGCCAATTGTGGGTGGCGTTCCGCGCACCATAATGATGGCGGCAAAAAAAGGCGGCAAAAAAGGTAAGAAAGCGATTGGTACAATTTTTGACGAGGTGAAAGATTACGACGAAGCAAAGCGCATGGCGTTACGCGGCGAGCATTTGAAACGCACGTCAGAGGGGAAGTATGTTGGAGCGCCAGCAGACGTTGACAGTCCGCAGAAGCTAGCACGCAATCGTGCCAACGCGTTGCGCAAAGTGGAAGAGGGCGCGTTTAATGCAAACTGGTATGACCGCGCCCGCGATGCCGCAATTGAAGTAGGGGGCGGTGATCCTGCAATGTCGTCAATGTTTGCTCGAGGGGGCGCGGCGTATAGCCCGCAAGCAACCCCCGAGGTCGAAATAGGCGCGCTATTGCGCCAACATAATGCCAAAGTGCTGCGCGGCGAAGATGCTGTGCCGCGTACAGGCGCTCAGTCGCGAAATGTTGCGCGCGCGTATACCGACGACGCGGGCGGCGGGTACAACATCGATCCAAGCGTCGTGCGTCTTGGCAAAAAAACTGGTCCGTATGCGGACGCCAAAGACCCCACGATTCCGTCTGAGTCGTTATACAAAACCGCAAATGACATTTGGCACGGCCGAGTTATGGGGTATGGCGACGATTTTTCCCGCGGGTTTACCCCGCAAGAACACGGTTTTTTGACAGGTGAAAATCTTGTCCTTGCCGAAGCTGCGCAACGTAAATTGGTTGGTCGTGACGTGTTGCCAGAAGGGTATCAATTTACGCCGCGGTCGGCGCAGGCTGCGACGTGGGGCGGGCAGCGACTTGCGAAATACAAAAACGATTACGACAAAGCAGTAGCAAAAGCGTTGCGTGCTGGCAAGCGACCGCCAAAAGCGCAAAGCGAAGAAGAGCTAATTGAACGTGCAAGGTATGGCATCGATTCAGCGGTGCCGCGTTATATGGCAAACGACACGTTTGAATTTGTAACGGGTGAAAACACCGGCCACTTGGCTGGACTCAACCGCGCTGACGAAGCGACGCGAACCGCGTACACCGACGCGATGGGTGAAGCGTATTTGCGCACGCCTACAGGCGCCATGCGCGACCCAATCTATGACTCGTTCCAAATGTATCAGCGAGAAGCGTTGCCGACGCGCGGAACATACATTAATTCGGCTGGCGAACTTGAGACTAATCCAGGCTTTACCGCTCGACCGTTAGTCAGTTTGCGCCCGTCAGACTTGGGCACGACGGCGTCTGGCAAACCAAGACGTGGCGGCGCAGAAATGGTGCCAGAAGACACACGCGCAATTCGCTATGCGGCGGCGTTACGAGGATTGACGACAGGCCAAGAGGCAACTGGTTTCAACAAATTTACGCCTGTCAGTAGCAGCATGAAAGGATTTGAGAAAACTGGAGCCCGTTACACTGCAAGCAACGCTGACGATCTAGAAACTGCTCGTAGGGCCTTTGAAGATCAAGGGCTTGATGTAATCCAAGTCGGGGATGGTTTGCACGTTGTTCAGTTTCCTCCAGAAGTTGGGCCCCCAACTCCAGGCACTGTTATTCAAAAACGCGTCAAAACGGCGAGCAAAAATTTACCAGGCGAAACAGTAGTTGGGCGCGCGGAGACGGGTCTTGAAGTAATTCCTTGGACCTCGCAGCAAGGCACTGGCGAGACAACGCGAGCCGTTCTTGAGCGACTTGTTAACAACCCTGATTACGCAGTGAAAGACGCAGCAAAGCGTATTGATGCGGGGCGCTTCCGCAAAACAATGAAACCTATGAACGAAATTGATCGCGCGCTTGCGACTGAAAAAAATATGCCTATCCGCGAAGACTTAATAAAGTTGCGCGAAATGCTATCGGAGGTTGGCTTAGAAGGTGTAATCGATTACGTCAAGAAGACGGGGGGCGTTGCTTTACCGGCAATCGCTGCTGTACCGACACTTTCTTCCCTTCTATCACAGCCCGACGATCTCGAGCAGTAATTGCTAGCCCTACACAATTGCGTTGCTTGTGCCAAAACATTTGTTCTTGAGCTTTTGTCAACTTGGAAAAATACGGCATATAAACCTTCTGTTGAGATTGTAACAACAATGACCCGCAAACGCTATAGATACGACCCCAAACTTGGGGAAATGGTCGAAATGACTAGCGATTACGAGCGCAAATTGAGAAGAGGCGCGCGTAATCACTTGGGCAGCCTGTGGGGCGACCGCCACTACGACGGGCTCCAGGCAACTGACGGCACTGACATCAGCACGCGCAAAAAGCACCGCGAGTATATGCGGCGCACCGGCTACACGACCGTGGACGACTTCACCGATTCCTGGG